TTACTATAACAAAAAATAAACCAGAATATCCTATTAAATTTAGAAGATATGGAAAATTAAATTGTTGTTATAGACCAAGTTTTACTAATTGGTATGATAACGATTCAGATATGATAAATAGGTGGGTTGCTTTAGATGCAAATTATACAAGAATGGTAGATTTAAGAAGAATTATAAAATATTATGAAAATAATAAGGAAAGAAATATAGAAGATTTTTTGGATGAGTTTCAAGAATATTCAGGATATTAGGAGTTAAAATGATTAGTTTTATTATACCTTTTTCTACGATAGAAAAAGATAAGTTTTTAAACTTAAATGAAAAAGAACAGTTGTGGGAAGAAAACGATTCTGCAAATATAATTTATTCTACAATAAAAACAATTAAAAATATTAATTCACTCAAATGTGAAAAAGAGATTATATTAGTAGATAATAGTCACACTTGGCCAAAAATGGATTTACCGAATGTTAGAGTAATCAAAGGATGGCAAGCATTACCAGTAGAGGAACTTGAAAAGATTCCTGAATATATGAATCATAGAGATATACAGGCAAGTTTAGATAATCTTGGTTGTTTAACTATGTGGGTATCTATGGCATTCCACTTAGGAACACAGGAAGCAAAGGGTGATTACATTGTATTACAACATAATGATACTTTTTATCATCAAGATTGTATTGATGAAATGATTGAACATATGGACAAAGAAGAACTTGAATATATTTCAGTTGATAATAAAAAGATATGGATTTCAACTTATTTATTGAATAGAGATTTTTTAGATAAATATATCAAGGAATATTCACAACAGCCAGTATCAATAAGACCAGAAAATGGTGGATATGTAAAAACTAAAAAACTTGGATTTGCAGATGCGTATTTTTTCTTGTGTAAGAGAAAGTTCTTTGATAATTATAATATAGATTGGTATTATGGTGATACAAATCATGGAGCAACTATCTATTGTCTTTATAATGATTTAAAGTATTTACATTTGGGTCCCTATTATGATAATCCAAATTGGGAAACAAACGATACATTACATACATATTACTATAAGGATAAACCATTTCTTACTCATCTTAAAGGTGGGTTTTCTGAAAATAAAATGTCATCAGAAGATTTTGAAGAAGAATTTAATAAATATTTACAGGAATTAAAAAATGCAAAATGAACATACCCTTTGGGTAGAAAAATATCGGCCCTCTAATCTTGACACTTATATTGGTAATGACCAATTAAAAAGTAAAGTCAAGGTTTATTTGGAGAGTGGCGACTTACCACATCTTTTACTGTTCGGAAAGGCTGGTACAGGTAAGACCACTCTCGCAAAACTACTTGTTAATAATATAGAATGTGATTATCTATACATTAACGCGTCAGACGAGAACAATGTAGAAACCGTAAGGAGTAAGGTTAAGAACTTTGCATCCACTATGGGCTTCAAGGATTACAAGATTATAATCTTGGACGAGTGTGATTACATCACACCAAACGCCCAAGCCGCACTTCGTAATCTAATGGAAACATTTAGTAAACATTGTAGGTTCATCTTGACTTGTAATTTTGTTGAGAGAATTATTGACCCGATACAATCTCGGTGTCAAACATTTCAGGTCATACCACCAAATAAAAATGATGTAGCAAAACATCTACATAACATTTTAAGTCAAGAGAGTGTGGATTATGATAGAGAAGATTTGGCAATATTAGTCAATAGTGGTTATCCTGATATCAGACGAGTTATCAATGGTGCACAAAGACAATCAGTAGATGGTAAGTTGGTTATTGATAAACAGAGTATTGTAGAGAACGATTATAAGTTAAAGTTGTTGGAGATATTAGAGAAACAAGATAAAAAGAGTGCATTCAATAATGTTCGTCAGTTGATGGCAGACGCAAAGGTTACAGATTTTGCAGATTTGTTTAGACTTCTATATGATGAAGTTGATAGTTATGGTAAAGGACATATTGCAGAATGTATCTTGATAATAGCAAAATATGAATTAAGTGATGCCCAAGTGGTTGATAAGGAAATCAACGCGATGGCAATGATAATAGAAATACTACGAATAATAAAATAAGGAGTTATAATGTATTATGAGGCGACGGTTATTTTCATAGAGGAAATACAGACAAAAAACGGAGTAAAAGAAAAGAAAGTTCGTAAGACTTACTTGGTGGAATGTGATTCAGTAAGTGTTGCAGAAGCAAAAGTAAATGAATGGTTAAAAGATTCACCTTTTGTTTTTGAAACCATAATTGCAAAGCAATCAAAAATAGTAGATGTGGTAGAATGATGGTAGAAAAATATTGGGGTGAAAAGAAACCACCTGTTAAAAAAGGCGCACAACCTAATGGTGTTAAACCAGAAAAACATATATCGGTTCACGAGAATAAGATTTATTATTATTCTAATGTAAACAGAGAAAGTGCAGTAGAATTAAATAAAAAGATAGGTGAGATAGAATCTAAGAGTTTGACATTGGCAAATACTTTAGATATAGACCCACCTACACTTAAAGTATTGATAAATTCAGGTGGTGGTTCAATCACTGCTGGTATTTCGTCTATGGATACAATATTGAGAACAAAAGTTCCAGTCCATACTTATGTAGACGGATTTGCAGCAAGTGCAGCCACATTTTTGTCAGTAGTTGGTAATTATAGATTTATGAGTAGAAATTCTTATATGTTGATCCACCAGTTAAGTAGTAATTTTTGGGGAACATACGCTAATTTCGAGGATGAGAAACAGAATCTTGATTTAATGATGAAAACCATTAAAGATGTGTATAAGAAATATACCAAAGTTCCAATGAAGAAACTTGATGAAATACTGAAACACGATTTATTGTGGGATGCAAAAACTTGTTTAGAGTATGGGTTGATAGATGAGATAATTTAATGAAACCACTTTTATCACAATGTCTAATTGGATACAGATTTGGGAAAATTAATGTTGATAAAGATTATTTTCTTTGCTGTGGAACACCACCAATAGGCAATTATGATAAGGATGGTGGATTTAAGGAGTTTTGGAACTCTAAAAAATATGATGATTTAAGACACGAGTTAAAATATAATTTAGAAAAACAAAATGAGAAGTGGAATGGTGATTGTTTTGAATGTCCACATTATTCAATGGAAAAGGCGGTTTCTCGTAATTTAGAAAATACAGATGAAAAATTATGGGGTATGCTGAGTGATGAAAGAAGAGAGGGGATGTTAAATGATAAGATACTTGTTGGGCCAAGAGAGTTCCAGTTTGAAGTAAGTAATCCCTGTAATCATAGATGTAATTTCTGTTGGAATTGGTCTTATGATATGTTGGAAAATAACGCACAAAGGGGTGATTTTAAGGAATGGTCAAAACAAACATTTGACTTAGAAACTTATATTGATATTGTAGATGATCTGAAAGAACTTGGTGGATGTGAAGAGATTGCCATAAGTGGCGGTGGTGAACCATTTATTATAAAAGATATTATGAAAATGATTGAACACACAAAGAAATTAGATTTTAAACTTAAAATATTTACTAATTTTTCGCGAGTTAATCATGATGATATGGATAATTTTATAAAATGGGGAGTAGATAATTTTGAAGTTAATATTTCAGCAGGAACTGAAGAAACTTATTGTAAAACAAGAAAGTTAAAATCTAAGGATTGGAATATACTTATTGATAACCTTACTTATTTAAAGGAAAATAAAAAAACAAAAAATCCAAGAATTAAATATGTAGTTATTGTAACAAAGGACAATATAGAAGAAATAGATGAGATTTTTGAATTGGCAATTAAACTTGGATGTTATTTTATTGATTTTAGAGATTTAGTTTCACAGGGAGTTTATAATGGTGAATATTTATTACCGACAGAAAAACAGATAGAAGTTTTTAATAAAAACTTTTTTAAAAATATAAAAAAGTATGATTTTGAAGAAGTTAAAGATGAATATTATTTTTATTCAAATAAATTAGATATGAGGATTTTCAATGAAAGTATTAGTTATAGGAGATAGTTGTCAAGATACATTTGTGTATGGGGATATTACTCGTATTAGTCCAGAGGCACCAGTACCAGTTTTTAAACCAACTCATACAGAAAAAAATGATGGTATGGCAAAAAATGTTGCAAATAATGTAGAATCATTAGATATGCACATTTATAGTATAACGAATGGAAATAGTATTGTAAAGAAACGATATGTAGAAAATCGTTCTGGTCAAATGGTATTAAGAGTTGATGAACATGATTATTGTGATAGAATAAAAATAAAAAAATTACAAGGTGTGATGAACAATAAACTTACATCTTACACTTTGACTGGTACTGTAGATGATCTTGATGCAATTATTATTTCAGATTATTGTAAGGGTTTTTTAGAGGAAAGTGATATTCAGCATATATGTAAATACAATAAGAATGTATTTGTAGATACCAAAAAGAAACTTGGTGAATGGATTAAAGATGCCGATTACATTAAAATAAATGAATTAGAGTATAAGAAGAATCATGAATTATTATCAGATAAGGAGTTTGAAGATAAACTTATTGTTACATTAGGTAGTAAAGGATGTAGATATAAGGGAAAAGAATTTCCAGTACAAGAAGTTCCAGTAAAAGATGTAAGTGGTGCAGGAGATACATTTATAGCAGGATTAGTTCGTGGTTATTTAGATACACAAGATATAAGTAAGGCAATAGAATTTGCACAAAGATGTACCACGTTAGTAGTACAAAAACACGGAGTTGCAACCGTAGAATTAAAGGAGTTACAAAATGGCTAAAAGAAAAAATAGACCACAGCTTGGTCAACAACCACAGCAAGAAGTTCAAGTGGATTTGAAAAAAGCAGATACTATAAAATGTGATGATTGTGGGAATTACCTTTTTATTACAGCAAGTGTAATTAAAAGAATTTCACCAATTTTATCACCAACAGGTCAAGAAGCACTTGTTCCTGTGCAAGTTTATAGTTGTGGTAATTGTGGTAAAGTTCCAAAGATGTTCATAGAAGGTGCTGGACTTGGTTTGGATGACGAAATAAATAAACCAAAAGAAGATTCACTTTCACGACCAGACTTAGAGAAGTAATGTGAGTGCACGAAAAAAGAAGGCTGAAGATAAAGGTTGGATACCAGACCCAAATGAGGGTAAGGCCGAAAAAAGGTCAAAGATATATATGCCGGGTGAACCGGCTAGAAAACCAAAGGGATTTGAGTTTCAGAAATCTAATTTTGGTAAGTATCATAATGAACAACCTACTGGTGCCGGATTTTTAAGCTCCAATGCTTATAGAGATAGGATGGATAAAAGACAAAGATGGAGAGATGAGAAACAAAAACTTAGACAAAAATTTGAGGATACTGCGAAACGGGGCAAAAGAAGTATGTCTGTATCTAAGGAAAAATGGGATGAAAATTGGGAAAAGATATTTGGTAAAAAGAAAAAGTAATGGGTAAGAAAAAACCAGATAATGTTGCTGACAATCCAGGAATACTTCCTTATGGTAGTAATGTTGGAGCACCATCAATAAAACCAACTGATGTTAGTTCTTGGAAATCACAGAGAATAGTATCAACCAATCATTATTTTGAAACACGGTATAATGAGATAAAAGAAGAATATATTAAGTTGATGAAAGAATATGAATGGAATCAACTTGTGTATAATGCTAAATACAGTTTCCAACCAGTTGTAGGACACACTTATTATTTATATCAACATGAACAAGGACATTTATGGTTGAGTCTGATAGAACCCAACCAATGGAATCAAATATTTGTTGGGGCATTTAAATTAACTTCCAATGATAAGTGGGAAAAGGTAGATGAATTTGCATGATGTTATACGAGATGTTACAGAATGTTCATCCTGAATTAGTAGATAAAGTAGATATGAGGTATAGTCCGTTTTGTGGTCAGAAAGAGACAAAATTAAATGGAACATATCTTATATCTAAATCTGAAGAAAGAATGGATTATGTAATTGATTTTTTCGCTTGTTATAAAACGGGAACGACATATATTCCAGTATCAATGAATATTACACAGGAACATCTTGATGAAATAGAGTCTAAGGCTAAATATTTAACAGACGATATTGCAGCAGTTTATCCTACATCTGGCACAACAGGTAAAAGTAAACTTGTAACCCATTCAAAAGAGTCTATCGAACAATGTGTGTTGTCATCATTAAAAGAATGGGAATATACAGAAGATGATTTTGTTTATTGTACAGAAATACCCAATTCGACAGCACCATTAATGATGACCATACCAGTAATTTTATCTGGAGCAAGATTTATAATAGAGAAATGGAATCCATCTGAGATTAATAAGAATGCATTTACAATGATTCCAATGATACCAAAGATGAACGATATGTTAGATGGTACTGAAGATTTCGATGGTGCAAAAACAACTATGGGTGCAGATATCGTTGAACAACGGCATGTTGATAAGTTTAAAGAGCAGGGTGGTAGTGACTGGTGGAATAGTTATTCTGCAACTGAATTTTTAATGCCTGGTATGGTAGGTAAGAATACTTTGGTGATGAATCCACATAAAGATTATGAAGTTAAGTTAAATGATAATGGAGAGTTATTAATTAAGGGATCAAGAGTTTTTCTTGGATATTTAGGAGAAGAAAAATTTATAAAAGAGTGGTATAATACAGGAGATATTTTTGAAAAGGTGGATGGTGGTTATAGATTTATAAGACGAAGTACCGTAAGGGGATTTGATAGTAGGGGTGAAGTACATTTATGATACCTGATAGCAAAATAAAACATATTTGTATTGTAGGTGGTGGAAGTTCAGGATGGATTTCTGCATTAGCATTACTTAATAATACAAAAGATATAAAGATTTCTTTAGTTGAATCTCCAGATATAGATAAAAATGAAGTAGGAGAGGCTACAGTTCCTTCTGTAACAGAACAATTTGAATCTCTGTTGGGGTTGGATGAGAAAGAGTGGATGTCAGAATGCAGTGCTACATATAAAACTACAATTAGGTTTTCTAATTTTCATTCAAAGGGAAAACATGATACATTCTATCATCCTTTTTTTGATGAAGATCCAGATTGGCCTTTGTATGCATATAATTTAGATGTTAGTAAGTTTTCAATTTTTTGTAAAAATATAGCAATTAAAAGGGGATTAAATTATATTTTAGATACGGTTGGGGAAGTCAAACTTGATAAAGATAATTATATTAAAGAATTAATATGTAGTTCTAATAAAATTGAAGCTGATTATTTTATAGACGCCACGGGATTTAATTCGTTGTTAATAGAAAAGACACTAAAAGATAAGTTTGTTTCCGTTAATGATTATTTATTAAATGATTCAGCTATATATACACATTTACCATATAAGGATAAAGAAAGAGAATTGATAACTTATGTTGATTGTGTTGGTTTAAATGCGGGATGGTCTTGGAGAATTTCCATGTGGGATAAATATAGTGTCGGTTATGTTTATAGTAGTAAGTTTATTACTAAAGAAGAAGCAGAAAAAGAATTTAGAGAATACCTAAAAGTTTCAGATGTTGAATTTAAATCTGTACCAATGAAATGTGGATATCATCAAAATCCTTGGCTTAATAATTGTGTTTCAATAGGTTTGGCTACTGGATTTGTAGAACCACTTGAGAGTACAGGTATAATGCTTATATTAAAAGGAATAGGTGGTTTTGTATGGCACTTAAATAATTCCGATAACGAACCTGTTAAATCAAATATAGAAACTTATAATAAGAATATGTTATGGACAATTAATGGTATAATAGATTTTATTCAGGCACACTTTGTTTTAACATCAAGAGAAGATACTTCTTATTGGAAACACGTTAAATACAGCACACCAATTAGAGAAGAATTGAGTAAAATATTAGATAAATTAAAATTAAATGAGGCAGAGGATTCAAGTGGACATTATTTCCCACCGACATCTTGGAGATGCATCTTATCAGGAATGCAGGCAGATGTATCTTCACAATATCGATATGTAAAAGATAATATTTATGATTTTAAACTCCTTGATTGTGTAATGGATTTTGAAAAATGGAAACCTGCAATTAGAAAGTCTCGCGATTGGGAAGCATCCGAAGAATATATGAGAAACGGGGTAACTTATTTTAGAGTTGAGGAATTAGACGATGAGATGGAAATAAAGTTACAGAATGCATTGGACATTTTTAATGATGAGTTAGATTATCACGGTATGTGGGATATGGAAGATGTAAAGTGGAGATTAGATGGAGATGATTGGATACTTCATGTTATGGAAAAGGATGATAAAATAATAGGATGGTGTTGGGATATTTTAAAAAAATTATCTGTTTATTTTAATAAAACTAATGGATTAGTTTATAATTTACAAGAGCATAAAAAAAATGAATTTAAGTTTATTACTGATATATTTATAGAAAGTGATGAAGTCTTTGGTGGGCAATTTTATGTAGAAAAACAACATCGAGGACGAAAACTTTCATCTGTTATGTTAGTAAATCATCCTAAAGTATTGGAAGATTTAGGTTTTAAAAAATTAATTTTTCACATAGAAGGTTGGAATGAAGGTGGTGCATCTCTGGCCAAAGATGTAGAGTCTGCTTTAGAAATTAAAAAAGAAATATTTGAAATAAAGTAACAATAAACATAGGAGAATAATAAATGAATAAGTTATTAATTTTGATTATGTCATTAACAATTGGATATTCACAGACACCAGTAGTGTTGGAAAGCGATTTCGTTGGTGATACGATTGTTGTAGTTGGTGATTATAATATTGCAAAATCAAATACACCTGTAGCCTACACGGATATATCAAAGGAACAGGTTGAGGTTAATGAAGGTCAAGATATTGCCTATCAATTATCAAAAGTACCTGGTGTATATGTTCGAAATGACGCAGGTGCACGAGGACAGACAAAGTTATGGGTTAGAGGATTTGATGAACAAAGACTTAATATATCCATTAATAATGTTCCAGTTAGTGATGAAACATCAAAGTTAGTTTGGTGGCCCAATTGGGAAGCAGTAAAAGATAACACACGACAGATACAGGTTCAACGAGGTGTTAGTTCATCTCTTTATGGAATCGGTAATCTTGGTGGTAGTGTTCATATTAGTACCGAAGATACATACTCTCCAGAAACTAAAGTAAGTTATTCTACTTGGAATGGTGATTCTCGTAATGTAAGATTTTCAGTAGGTAAGACTACGGAAAACTTTACAACAAAACTTACTTATTTACGAGATTATGGATTCAAACAGAGTCAGTATTTTGAATCATTTGCTTATTATTTTGGTGGAAAAACCAATATCGGTGGTCATACATTAAAGACCGCATTTCATGGTTCACCAGCACTATATACATTACATTTTTATGGCCAATCACCATCTACTTTTGCCAAATATGGTAGAAATTATAGTGGAAATGTTCATGTTGAAAGTGAAAGTGTAAAAGATGAACCTTTTATTACTTTGGGTGATATTTTCTCACTTGCCAAAGGTGGAACTGAAAGTGTTGCTGGTAGTTTTATTAATGCAGGTGATAGGTCAAGTTTAGATAATAGCGTCTATCATAAACCACAATTAGAATTACATCATAGTTATACTTTTGGTAATGATGTTGAACTTACTAATGATGCATATTATTCTTGGGGCAATGGATATCTTGCACTAACTGATAGATTTTATTTTATTGGTAAAGACGATAGTGGATTAATGAGTTATGAAACATTAAACGCAGGAGCACCTTGGTTTCCTAACCTATATCAATATTCAAGTTGGGTTGATCATAAACAACTTGGACTTGTAACTACATTATCAAAGACAATTAATAATAGTAAAGTTTATGTTGGTATTGATAATAGGCTATGGTTATCAGACCACATTGGTTATGTTAATAACGGATTTGGTGCAGGCGGAGAATCATATTTTTATGATGTAGGTGGTGTTGGTATTGCATTATCTGAAGGTGGTAAAATTTGGGATTTTGAGATTCGTAAACCGCAAACTCATTTATTTGTTAGAGGTCTTACCAATATAGGTAAGTTCAGTTTAATGGGTGATTTACAATATTCATCTATTGAGTATAATGTTGATGAGAATATGGTTAGTACAAATAATACTACTGGATCACCAATCAGTTGGACAAGGAAATTTAATATAATTTCACCAAAGGCTGGTGTAGTATATCAACATAATAATGATTTGTCTGCACGAGTTAGTGTTTCTAAATCTTTAAATGAACCAAGAGTACGGGCAATGTTTAATTATGGTAATCCAAAAGAAGATATTACTTTGGAAGAAGTAGTAGATACAGAATTTGGTGTAAAGTATAAGACCTTTGGATTAAACTTGTATAATATGGACTTTAGTGGTAAGAACTTATTGATTACTAATCCTGAAATGGCAAATATAGACGACTATGATTATAAAGGTCGTAAGTATGTTCCAATTGGAGATGCTAATTATAGTGGTTTGGAACTTTATGGTTCAGTAGAACTACCTTATGGATTAGTTTTAGATGCAAGTTATTCAAAGTCTAAGAATGTTTGGGGAACACCATTCGGTGAAGAAGGTAGAAGTGTTTTGTATCAAGATTCAACTGATACGGAAACAAAATATGAAACTGGATTTCCACAAACTATGTTAACTGGTAACTTGAGATATCAGTATAAGAATGTAACGGCAGTTTTATCTTCGAGGTATTATGATGGTATCTATATTATGGAAAACAATTCCGAAGTTTCGGTTGATGGATATAATGATGAAACTGGTGAATGGGTATCTACAAAAGATTCTGCAACATTACCATCAAGTTTTCTTACTGATTTATCAGTAAGGTATGGTGTATCCGAAAATCTTGATGTACAATTACAAATTCGTAACCTATTGGATACAGAGTATTGGTCAAGTGCAAGTAGTTGGGGATTTAATCCAGGAGCACCAAGAAGTAGTGAACTTAGTGTAAGTTATAGGTTCTAATATGAAAATGGATTTACTTTACACGACATTATGTATGATAGGTGGATATTCACTTGCATGGTTGACACAGAGTGGACAGATTGCTTGGGCATGGGCTAAACCACCCTGGCCAGCAATTATAGGAGCAGTACCAACTGGTTTATTCTTTGCATATGCAGCAAAGTATAGTTTTGCATTTTCTAACCAGGCCTGGTTCTTTAAGATTATGTCTCACTTTATGGGAACATTGATATTTGCTATCTTTACCTATTATTTCATCGGGGAAGGTATAGATTGGAAACTTGGATTATCAATATTATTATGTTTTATAGCTTTATTGATTCAGTTATAAAGTGTTGTATGTAATGAATGTTATTAATTCTTATATTTATTGATAACAGGAGAGAATAATGGCATTTTTAACAAGAAAAGACCAGGAAGTAAATAAATGGCAAGGACTTGCCATAACAAATATCTTACTGGATACTCAGTATGATAAATTTACGAATGATAGTTCATCGTTTGATGTAGATACGATAAAAACATATTTCACTCGGTGGTGTAGTCCCTTTACTTCTTCTAATTATTGGACTGGTAGTAATTCTCATAATATTGGAGTCATAGCTTCTTTAGATTTTTATTGTTCTGGTTCATATAGTACTAAAATGATAGATTTTGGAACATCACCATTTCTATCTGAATATCCATTTCCTAATGATGGTACTATGATTCCAACTGGTAGCTATAATACAACTTCACAATTAACTGAAATAACATCACAATCTCGGTTTGATTTTAATAAACTTTCAACTCATATTAAGTCTAACGGATATAATTCTGTTGTTCAAGTAATAGAATCGAAGTCAAATGATAAAGTTTCGGAATCTATATACTACAACCCAAGTGACATTTTTAAAAATTGTGTAAGTCATAGTTTAGCAAAACATGGAATTTCGGGTTCTGAACATACCAACGCTAATTATCCAGCAGGACTTGATGGTAGTTTAACTGGTAGTGTAAATAACGATAGATTTGTATTAAGATACTTGTATGATCCAGAATCTCAGGTGGATATTATAAGTGGAGAATCACAATCAAATACTGAAACTTATGCAAGTTCAAGTAATTGTGAAGATATTTATATATCTTCTGCTAGTAGATCATCTCTTGAAACGAAAGTATTGAATGATGAGATGGATGATGGTTATAAGATTTATAGAAGTTATGTAATGATATCGAGTGGTTCATTGGTTTATTTATCATAAATTATAATTACAAATAAAATGAAAGAAAATAAGGTTACTAAACTGATATCAGAGATGAGTAGATATCAGAAAATTCCTAATAATGATAATGCAATAATGATTGATGGAAAGATAGTATTGTCATTTGATCCAAGGTATAAAGAATATTTAAAATGGAAAGTGGAAAATCCATTATTAGATGAACGATTAGGTCGTTCAAATAATCGTTTGAGTGGTATTTCTGTTTATGATCCTAAACAAACAATAGATAGATTAGACACTCCAATGGCATTAACAAGGTGTCGTTGGAAAAAAGTTTTAGTTACGGTTGTAAATAATGATTGGGCTTATTATGCCAGACAAATGTTTATGAGTGCAATAATTGAAGGTAAATGGGACGGAGATTTTGTTTTAGTGCTGACCGAAGAAAGTGAACTTGAAAGTTTTTATATTTTCGATAGGATAGTTCAGGTATATCGTCCACCAAAATTAACAAAAAATCCACCACCACATTTTTATAAGATGTATTTATTTGATGAATTTTTTTCTAAATGGGATTGGATATTGTTTTCAGATACGGATGTATTGTTTTTAGGAGAAATAGATAAAAAGTTATTTGACAGAGATAAAAAGTTGTTATATGCAAATACTGATGGATTATCTTTTATGCAACACTTTGGTGGAGAATATGATGCATTTGAATATGAAAAAAGAAAGAGAGAAAAATCTTTAACAGATGAGCAAAAACTTGCAAAAAATGAGGTATATGAAAAATATGGTGATGGAAAGGCCTTCCAAACTTGTTTTATGCTATTCAATAAACATTTTATTACACAAAATTATTTTGATAAATTAATCGAGTGTTATACTCGGTATTATATTGAATTAGAATTGGCAAAAAATAGTTGGTGGGATCAAACTATTTTCAATTTAATTTTCTTTGATAAATGGAATGAACTTGGTGAAAAATTTATTAATCGTAATCCTGCTTTAGACCGTTGGTATGATGACACTGGAATCCCATCTAAAATATCAAAGTGGAAAGAGGCCAATAAACCTTATTATGATGATACAGATTATAGTAATACAACCGCTCTACATTTTTTTCATTTTTTAGCTCCCTGGAGTAAAATGAATGAAAGGTTTTATCCAAATATAGTAAAATATTCTCAAAATTCCAATATTGTGATTGATGTAGAAAATATAAAAAATAAAAGTTTTATAAACATAGGTACGAATGATGGAATATATGCAGACCCAATATATCAGTATTTGCAAGTTTGTGATTTAAGTGGAGTTTGTGTAGAACCAATTGATTTTGTTATGGACATTGCAAAAGAGAATTATAAGAACTTTAAAAATATTGAATTTGAAAATTCAGCCATAATGTCTGAAAGTGGTAAACAAAAGATGTATTATTTATATGATAAAAGTTTAAAAGAACAACCATTACAATATTCGAGATGTACATCTTTTGATATTCTTTTTGTAAATGAAATGAAAAAAATGGCATTAGATGGGAGTTGGAAAGAAAAATATGATATAGATGTTAATGACGAGTCATTGATAATAAAAGAGATTGAGGTCAATTGTATAACATTTGATGATTTATTATCTAAATATAATATAGATGATGTTGGATTTTTAAATATAGATGCTGAATCTTATGATTATTACATTTTGAAATCAATAGATTTTAATAAAGTAAGACCACAAGTTATTTGTTATGAACGAATAAATATGACACATGAAGAATATCGTGAAATCCAAACGATGTTATTTAATTTAAATTATGAAAGAGGTTATCATCCTGAGTGGTATAATATTATAGATGAGGATTGGCTATCAGAAATTTGGGTTTACAAAAATGTTTGATAAGATGTATTATATAAATCTTGATAGGAGAACTGATAGGAATAGATTGATGGTGGAGAGAATTAAATTAAATCCAATATTGAGTCCTATGAAAAGATATCCTGCCATCGATGGTAAAACTATAGATTATAGTAAAAAAAGGTTATTATCAAAATTATTTAAAGTAAAAGAAAAAGATTATGAAATTGGAAAATCTTTAACAGAAGGATTGGTCGGACTTCATTATACTTTTCTCGAAATACATAAAAAAAATGTAATGAACGATTATGGGACGATACTTATATGTGAAGATGATTGTGTATTTGTAGATGGTTTTGAGAAAAAAATAATAGAATATTGGAAAAATGTTCCAGACGATTGGGATATGATTCACTTTGGTTATTTAACAAATGGGTTGGTTGTAAAAGACAAAATAAATGATTATTTCAGTACTTATGAGTATAAACCTGGTAATACTTGTTTTGTAGTTAATCTAAAGGCTTCAAAAATATTTATTGATCATATGAAAAATCCTGTTATGTCAGTTGATAGTCAAATGGTTCATCAAATAGTTAGAGAGGGATTAATTAATGCATATATTACGAATGAAAATTTATGTATTCAAGATGAAACTAAATCTGATACTATACCACCAAGTTTGACTTATGTAGAATTGGAGAAACAATTGTTTAAAGGTATGTAATGGGTTCGGAGAATAAAATAGAAAAAATAACATTAGATATATCAAAATATTGGGTGGACAATGATTTTTTAACAGAGTCTAATAAAAAATGTGGAACTTTTGTTGCATTTGATTGGGTTGATGGTTATTTAAGTGAGATAAATACTAATATAGATTTAGGTGACGTGGAACGAACTAATTTTAATTATGATTTATTTGTAAAGTTTTTAAAAGACAATAATTTTGATTTTGTATTGGGGTTGAAAAATATTATGTATGGTGACTATAATCCTACTAAGGAATGGTTAGATGAATTAAAAGAGAACTTAGAATCTAATGAAATAGGTTATGATGAATATATGGTGGATCAATGGCCAGCACCAATTCCTAAGTTTGATATTACAGAAAATATTTTTATTTTGAGATATTCATATGATGAATATAATAAGGTTGATACATTAGCAGCAAGTCAGTATTTGTTTGGAGTATTTATGAAAAAAAGTGATTGGAAAAGTTTGTATAAATATAAAGATACAGTATCGAGAACACGGGTTATAAGTTTTTGTAGTGAAGTAGGTGTTTTTTTAATAACGGAGAAGTTTAAAAAAGATTCGTGGGCTAGAAATGAAAAGTAAAAACAAAGGTCTATTTGACCACATCACACACATCACACAAAAACAGACCAAAGGGTATTGGGATTCTCTAAACGAAACAGAGAAGAAGCAGTGGTCTAACTATATGATACATAGATTTATATCTATGAAGATGGAGTATGTGGATATAGCAAATGAGTTTCAGAGATACAATTTGAAACCAAAAGAATTATATAAATTATACACAAACATTCTTCCAAAGAAGAAAGAATGGTTGAAATATGTTAAAGGAAAAAAGACAATGAAATATGAAAAATGGTTATTGGAAATAGTATCAAAATACTATGAATCAAGTCTTAAAGAGGCCCAAGAATATGCAGATGTATTTTATGCAACTGAACAAGGAAAGGCCAATCTAAAAACTATACTCCAGAAATATGGAGTAGAACCAAAGGAAATCAAGAAACTAAATCTACCGTAATGTCATATTTGAAAATGCCAAATCCTGGCTGGGATGGAATAGTGGATACTGGATTGGGAGATAGAATGAGACATTGGACATATGCATATAAGTTAAATGAGATTAATAATTTTATTTATACTATATTAGTAGATGACTATAAATGGAGAGAATTGAAGTATCTCGACTTTCCATATACAGAACAGGCCCCAAATGTAAATTCAAATAATAGTGTTATATTGGATGATAAAACTCATCCACATAAACATATTTATGGTTCAAAGGCTGTATTACCTTCTCGTTCACCAGAACTTTATTTTGGCAGACTTACACGGCATACACACAAGGGAGATACCTGGACGGATTCTACAAAGGCAAAGGAAGTTGCAGATAAGGATTGGTTTGTAGGTGCAGCCATGGAATTAGATTCAGATATTATATCTCTTATAAAGTTAAAAGACGATGTGTTAGAAGATAAAATAAAAGAATTAGTTAAAGATAGGATAGGTATTCATATAAGACATTGGCCAAACCATGATTCGGATCAAAGACCAGATAAAGTAAAACGATTTAATTATATTGATAAGATGAAATTAGTGAGAAAAACATTGGATACACAACCATTTCAAAAATTTTATATTAGTTCAAATGTTACCTATGATAGACCAGCAACAGGACCCATTTTACCAAACTTTAGAATGGAATCACATTGGTTGTCTGAAGTTTATAGAGATTATGATGTTATAGATTATAGAGATGTGATACCTGATGTGGATATTATGAGTATGTTGCCAGGAATATATAATGATAAACTTAATCCGAAGTGGTCAAAGGTATTTGATGATGAGGGGAGAGAAATAAGAACAGGTTCCAATGTTGAAGCCGAATTATTCAGGGACAACAAGGTAATGTATATAGAAGATTTGTATGATACAAAAGTGTTAAGGGATGTTGTAGATATTTTTAGTTTAATTCATAGTAAAGAATTTATATCATCAGACAAAACAGGTCCACATTCTTCTTGGAGTGAATTTGTTGAAGTTTATAGAAAAAATATATGACAAGAGTAAATTATAAAACTCTCGGTAAGTTCATTGATGTAGATGAGAAAGACTTAGAGTTTGAAAGGGTTACAAATTCAATAGATGTAGTAGATAGAGAATATGGAGTAGATGTTATATTCGATTATTACAGGCGTCATGGATTCCCACACTATACAATTCGTGAAGATGAAAAACACGAACATATGAGGAAACTCAAAAAGTTTGATATTGATACAATATTCATTGACAATCAGATAGTCCAAACTATGCATTGTTTGAGATTAGCTTGGTCATACTTTCCACATTTTTGGTCAGTTCAATGTGGACATTCAAGAACATCACCGATGCAAGCATTTAACGATGATAAGATA